CGGCGCAGTACGCCAGCGAACGCGTCGTGTTCGGCCGCCCGATCGGGCAGAACCAGGGCGTCGCGCATCCGCTCGCGCGGGCCTGGGCGAATCTCGAAGCCGCCGATCTGATGGTCTTCAAGGCCGCCGCGCTCTACGACGCCGGGCAGCCCTGCGGCATCGAGGCCAATGCCGCCAAGTACCTCGCCGCCGAAGCCGCGCACGACGCATGCCAGAACGCGGTGCTCACGCTGGGCGGCATGGGCTACGCGAAGGAGTACCACGTCGAGCGACTGCTGCGAGAGAGCTACATTCCGCGCATTGCTCCAGTCAGCCCCCAGATGATCTTGAACTTCATCGCCGAAAAGGCTTTGGGGCTGCCGAAATCCTACTGATTGCGGCCATTCGAAATCCATGGGACGGATCGCCATCGAGCTTGCCAGGCGAAATTCCGAATTCCGCAGGAAGGCGCAACCGGATCGTTCGAATACCGTACCTTGATCTGGCGCGTGGCCACGGAAGGAATTGTTGATTGCCGACAGCTCCGTCATGCCCCTGATTCTTTTGCCATGAGAGTCGTGATGCAATTCAAACTGCCTGACGTCGTCGCGGAACCCAACCTGCTCAACGAGCGCTACCAGCTCACCGAAGCGATGATTTTCGGGGCAACGCACGAAGGAAGCCCTGGAGAGCCCAGGACTGTGATCGCCCCCAAGCATGTCGATCAGGTGACCGGCAACCAGCGGCTGCGGAACCGATGTTGCATGGGATGACGAGCGCTTCCTACACCGTGGATCATTTGCCGAGAGCAGGCTTTCTTTTTCATTCCAGGAAATCCAATGGCAACCAATACTCCGCGACTTGCTGGCGAAAACGAAAAGGCCGAAAGCGAAGTCACGCCCAAGAACGCACGAGGGCTAATTACCGAGTTTGCGATACGCAGCGGCGTGATGACGGATGCAGGCGAGCTCAGCGAAGAGATGTTCGAATTCGGAACATTGATTGCGCAGCATTGCGCCGGTCTCGCGGACGATGCCGACGGAGGCAGCGTCGCGGGAGACCGCATTCGAGCGACCATGGCAAACGGAAGCAAAGAGCAGTCGGACTGATCGATACTGGCTGGCTCGACAGATCTCGCCAGCAGTTGCCAGAGCGCTTGCAGGCAAGCCGGCCGCCGCTGCGGTAGGCCTTCAAGGCTTTTTTGTCGCGACGGGATCTGCGACCTGCCCCGTCGTCTTTCTTGAACCTCACGCGTCGGCGCCGCGCGATTTGGCGCCCTCCTCCAGAATCCATTCGCGAAACGCGACAAAGGCCGGCAAGTCGAGCCGGTCGGGCCGACAGTAGAGGTAGTGTCCCTGGTCGACGCATACCGACGTGCCGCACGGACTCAGCAGCGAACCATCGGTGAGTTCGTCCTGCACCATTTCTGGCGATTCGGCGGAGAGTGTGTCTGCTCGCATAGGCATTCAGAAAGCCTCGCGTAACCTCGTTTTCTGCTCGTTTCATTGGGAGAACGTCATTCTCTTAGCCTCACGTCCTATCAGATAATCTCGTTCAATCGCATTCAGATTGGAGGGTTACATGATGGGTAGACGATTGGAGGTCGGCTGATGGCTCGCCGTGCCGCGGAGCTTGGTGCACTGGCGGTCGGCCGACTGCGTGAGCCCGGCCTATATGCGGTCGGCGGCGTGTCTGGCCTGGCCCTGCAGGTTGCTCCGGCTGGGTCACGTTCGTGGATTCTGCGGGTCACGGTCGGCAGCAAGCGGAGAGAAATGGGGCTCGGTGCTTATCCAGACGTCCCACTCGCCCAGGCCCGAGACAAGGCCCGTGCAGCGCGTGCCAAGATTGAGGAAGGCGTCGATCCAATACTGGAGCGCCAGCGGGCGGCCAGTGCTTTGCGCGCCGAGCAAGCCAAGGCGATGACCTTCAAGAAAGCAGCGGAGCAATTCATCGAAGACCGAGGCGACGCCTGGCGCAACCCGAAGCACCGTTCGCAGTGGACAGCAACCTTGGAGACCTACGTCTATCCGTTAGTCGGCCGCTTGCTCGTCGCCGACGTGAACCAGTCGCACGTCCTGGCCATCCTTCGACCGATCTGGAAAGAGAAGACCGAAACAGCCACCCGCGTGCGCGGGCGCATCGAGCAGGTGCTGGACTGGGCGCGAGCGCACGGGCTGCGCGAAGGTGAGAACCCGGCACGTTGGCGCGGCCACCTCGACAAGCTGCTACCGGCGCCGAGGAAGCTGACCAAGGTCGAGCACTTCCCTGCCCTGCCAGTCGACGCGATGCCGGCCTTCATGGAGTCACTGCGCGCGCGCAGCGGCACGTCGGCTCGGGCGCTGGAGTTCGTGGTCTACACCGCCGCACGTTCTGGCGAAGTGCGAGGCGCTACCTGGTTGGAAATCGACCTTGATGCAAAGACGTGGACCGTGCCAGCCGAGCGAATGAAGGCCAAGAAGGAGCATCGTGTCCCTCTGTCGCCGCCCGCCGTTGCGCTGCTGCAGGCACAGACCCGCATCGAGGCCAATGACTTGGTGTTCCCAGCACCGCGGGGCGGCCAGCTCAGCGACATGAGCCTGACCGCGGTCATGCGCCGCATGGAAGCGCCGGCCGTGCCGCACGGCATGCGTTCAACCTTCCGCGATTGGGCTGCCGAGCGCACTAACTTCCCTCGCGAGATGGCCGAGATGGCACTGGCTCACACGATCGGCAACGCAGTCGAAGCGGCTTACCGGCGAGGCGACCTGTTCGAGAAGCGGGCCGCAATGATGGACGCATGGGCTAAGTTTTGTGCCACACGACTTCCGACTGAAGGTGCAACGCAATGAGGACAGCTACAGACGATGCGCAGTACTTGGCCGACTACATCGATGCGTTTCTAGTGCGTGAACATGCGACGAGTGCTGGTGATTTTCACAAGCACGTCATGAAGGACTTCGAGACATCTACCGATGCTCGATTGAGCGAGATCGAAAATTTGGATATGTCGCCAGAAGGCGTTAACTGGGCAGTCAATTGCTGTCTCTGGGCAGCTCACCACATCGAAAGCGCAAAACGCTTCGACGCGGCTGGTGACGTTGCCCGTGCTTATCAGGAAGTGATCGAGGCATACAAGTGCACCGGCAACATGACCTCCTACCGACTGATCGTCAAAAGCTTGGTTACCCAGGCAGCGCCGATGAAGAAGGCACAGGCGTTTCGGCATCTGATGACGAAAGAGATCGAGGCTTTCGCGGTTTCGCGGTTCAGGGCCGAAACGTTTCCTTCCGCTCACAAAGCATCAATCGCCTTGGCGCCTGAGGTCCGGCAATTCGCAGCCGAGAAAGGCAAGCCGATGAGTGAGGATCGCGCCTCCAAGACGATCTACGAATGGTTGCTACGCTCGATGAAGGGCGGCCATTGATACCCGTATCAGACTGACACGGGTACGTCTCAGTCATAGACGTAGTACGTCTCAGCCTGACGCGTCCTAGTCAGACGAAAAGCAAAAACTGACAGTCACTCCACACCGCAAGCATGAGGCGACGCGGGACTAGTTGGAGTGACGAATGCAATCAATTGCTCAATCCTGCCGAGCCAAGCAAGGCGCTGCTCTGCTCGGAGTCGGTGACGCAACGTTCTGGCGCTGGACGAAGCGTGAAGGTTTCCCGAAGCCGCGCCGTCTGTCGCCACGCTGCACCGTCTGGGACCGCACTGAGCTGCTGACCTGGCGAGATGCCCAGGGCGAAAAGGCAGCGGCGTGAAAGAGAAGAAATTCACGAAGGGGGCTACCGCCTTCGAGCTCTGCTGCTGGAGCGCTGCCCGGGCTCAAGGAAAATTCGGAAGTCGCATTCCAGTTGCATCGGGGCTTGCGCCGGCAGCACGTGCCCGCTACAGTCATTCCGTCGCGTCAAAAAAAGGCGCGATCGGGATTGGTCTCCCGCTGAATCCGCTGCGACGAAAGCCGCAGTCACCGCAACTGGTCTGCGGCTTTTTCGTTCGTGCCCCTTTTAGGCGGCTCGACGAGCAGGCGCAAGCCTGGCCGGTTCGCGCAAGCGGGTTCCCGGTAGACCAACTCGTCGAGCTGCCGCCTTCGATTGGTCTCGAAGCGGCGGTTTTTGCAAACCGAACCTGCTTGGAGGCCGTCATGGCTAAATCTTCCTGCGCTCTCGCGCAACCCCGTATCCCAGCTGCGTCCGCAGCATCTGCAACTCAGTCCACCGCAGCCGCATCGACCGGCAAGCTGCCGCTCGACCCCTACATGAGGCCCGAGAGCATCACTGGCCGCGTGCTGAAGGCCACTGCGACGGCGTGCCCCGTCTCCTCTCGGATCGTGGCGCCGGTGGCGAAGCCCTCGCAGATCACCAGCTTCCCGGACGGCATGCCCATTGGGAAGTAGCAGCCCTTCACCCTGCCGCTAGGCATAAAGAACTTTGCGCCGTCTGGTGTGATGGCCTGCAGGGAATGCAGCTGGCCTTTGATATCGCGTAGCGGGATCAGCAGCGTGTTGTCGAGCTCGATGCGAGCCCCGTGCGCCTGTATGCCTTTGCGAGTGAGGTAGGGGTGCGAAGTGGCCGGGACTGCGGCCGCCCAACGCAGGACAGCGGCTGCGGCGGCGCGCGCCTGCAGCTGGCGTTGCTCGTGGTCGTGCTGCTTACGCAGAGCGTCCATGCGGCGCGCGAAGGCCTTGCGCTCGACCGCCGTCAGTTCACGTTGGCACTCGCGCGTCTCGATGTGACCGCAGCGAAAGCAGTGCGCGACGCCGTGCTGCTCGCCGGCGACAGTCACGCCCATGGTCTTGTCGGCCGGCTTGCGACCGCAGGCTTGGCACATGATGCGGTGGTCGCCAATGGCGAAGTCGTTCCAGGCGATCATGGTTGCACCGCCTTTGCCCACGAGTCAGCCAGCGCATCGCCGGCCAGGTCGAGACAGCGTAGCGCTCGCTCGGGGTCAGCTGCGAAAGCGCCTGAGGTCGCAACTTCGTCCGGCTCTGTGGAGCATGCCGAGATGATGAGCAAGCCAGTCACTTCGCCGCGATCGATGCGAACCATCATTCGCATGCAGAGGTCATGCAAAGCCTTCTGACGCGCATTGGTCGCCCGAGCTGTCTTCTGCTCGCACGCCGTGCGATGAGCGACCAGGCTTCGCACGCCTGCCGGCAGCCGGCCTCTGCGGTGAGCTTGAACCACGGCGGCCTCAATGAGCCCCGGAAATTTGAGGAGTGCGGCACTCATGACTCTTCTCTCTTGGTTTGAGGTTTGAGTCATGACTTAGCGTAGGTGCAGCCGGTGGCTGTCGTTCCAGTTGCCAACCAAGCGGGAAACGCTCTCAAGCTGCTGCAGTGCGCGCGCCGGGTCTTGGTCTTTACCCTTGAGCCAGCTTTTGGCGCACGACACGCCGAGCCCCATTTCGCTGCGCTGGGTGTCCAGCGCGCTCATGTAGCTGCTAGTGATGGTCAGCACCGTCTTAAGCTCGGGATGCTCACGGCCGATGGCGCGCAGGACGGCTTCGATTTGCTGGCGGCTGATGTGGATCACCTGCACCGGATAGTCGATGGCTTCACCATTGAAACCTTGGCCAGGCTCGTAGCCGGACAGGATCGGCGGCAAGTCGACACCGGCGCAGTTCAACAGCGGCAACCTCCTCCCTGTCGCCAAAGCTCTGCGCAGCAAATTCCCGTGCCTGACGCTGGTGCTGGCCGCCGACGACGACTGGAAGACCCCGGGCAATCCGGGGCTCACCGCGGCCAAGGAAGCCGCGCGTGCAGTCGGCGGCTTGATCGCAAAGCCGAGCTTCGACGACCTCCCGCGCGGAGACCACGACACCGACTTCAACGACCAAGCCCGACTCGAGCGTGAGAGGGAGACGTCCTCATGAAGAAGATTTTCAAAGACATCGAGGCCGCTGTGGACGCTGAAGACGACACCCCCGACAACCATCGCAATGCGCCCAGGCCGTCGCCTGAATGCCTCTACGGGCTGATCGGCGAAATCGCCACGGCAGGCAGTGAGACGACCGAAGCGAACGCGTACGCCATCGCTCTCAACGCCATGGTCTATCTGGGCTGTGCAGTGGGGCGCGGTCCGTACATGACGATCGGCAACACCTGGCACCACACACTCATCAACGGGCAGCACATCGGCCGCTCCGGCGAGGGCCGCAAGGGCGACGCCATGTCGCTGCCCAGGCGCATCGCGCGTCGTGTCAAAGAGCTCGACGTGCACGCCGCGCCGCAGATGCATGCCGGAGGTCTGTCCTCGCGGGAAGGACTGATCTTCCTCATCCACGACGGCTACCGCGAGGGCAAGGAAGAGGTGCCGGCCATCCAGGACAAACGTCTGTGGGTGATCGAGAGCGAGTTCGTCAACGTGCTGTCCCAGAGCAAGCGCGACGGCAACACGTTGTCCGCTGCCCTGCGCGACTGCTTTGACGGAATGTCGATGTGGCCGGCGACAAAGACAAATCGTCTCGGGGCTACCGATCCTCATGTGGGGCTCTCAGTAGCTATCACGCCGAGCGAGCTGGTCGGCAGCGTCGCGTCCAAGGATTTGACCAACGGCTTCATGAATCGCTTCCTGCCGATCTGGGCCGAACGATCCAAGATGCTGCCGTTTCCGAAAGCGACTCCAAGTGAAGAGGTCGACCGCCTGGCCGGCCGCGTGCTGGAGGTGTTGAAATTCTGCGGGGCTGATCGCTGGGTCGAAAAGGACGTGATGCGCGTGGAGCTGTCCGCCGACGCTGCACGCCGCTGGCGCGTCCTCTACCTGGGCGAGCTCAACGACCGTCGTCACGGCGAGCGGATCAATGCCCTGATCGAGCGCCGTGCGCCAATGCTGCTGCGCATGGCCATGCTTTTCGCGCTGTGCGACTTGACGACAACCGTCGAAGTCCGCCACCTAGATGCCGCCCTGGCATGGATCCGCTACTCCGTAGAGTCAGTGAAGTTCGTCTTCGCCAGCGGTGCCGACGAAATCGAGGTCGAGGAGACGAACGAGACGGCTACCAAGATCGTCGACTTCATCACGGCACACCAGCGCATCACACGCAAGCAAATCACGGTCGACTGCTTCAAGGGGCATGCCAACAAGGCTCGCATCGATGCCGCACTTGACGAACTGCTGACGTCCACACCGCCGCGGATCGTGGTCGAGGAGGACCGCACCGGCCATGGTCGACCGACCAAGTTCTATCAGATGGCCGCGAACAAAGCGAATAAAGCGAACAATAAGCAACCACGCGGGTTTCCAGCCGATTCCGATGCTGGCGAACAAAGCGAAGGAAGCGAACAAAGGGCGGGCATCGACGGCGACATAGTTAGCCAAGTTCGCATAGTTAGCGAACAGCAAAAACGGCTGGGAAGCCGCGCCAATGCTAGTAGTTCGCTTACTTCGCATAGTTCGCTGGGTAGAAAAGAAAAGCGGTCTAGAGGCGACGCGCGGGCGGACGAAGGGGCTATCTGGTGACCCCCGATTTCATCTGCCGCGAACTCACCGAAGCGGGGCTCCATGTGCGCAGCGAAGACGGCCTACTGCTGGTTAGTCCGATGAGCCTGCTGACCAAAGAGACGCGCCAACTACTGCAGGACCACAAGCTCGAACTGATCGCGTTCCTGCAGTGCGAGACGTTGGACGAACTGCTGGCTGCCACCATGCGTGCCTGCGACCACCACGGCGACGATGAGGCGGCGCGCGAAGCCATGCGGGCCGACTGCCTGGCAACGCCCATGCAGCTGCGACTCGACCTGCTGCATCACTTTGAGCAGACCTATGGGGCGTATGTATGACCGCTCAGGCCTTATCGATCGGCACTGCCTCCAACTTCACTCGACGGTCCGGCCCAGCCAGTGCCACCAGCTTCACACCCTTCCTGTCCGGTCCTGTTACCTCCACCTGCTCGATTGAAACGAAGGTCTTCTCGCCGAAGAACTCTGTGAGTGATTCCGCCAGGTGCTTCTCGATCGCTTCGAGCGTGTGGCGTTTGAAGTTGTTGGGCATGTGCGTGCTTGTAGTTGTTGCAACTGGATACATTCTCTATCGGGCTAGGCGTGGCATTGCTGACCACATCACTACGGAAGACGGCTATGCGTGAATTCATCGTCATCCACCCATCCCGACGCTGCAGCAACTGCGATCACGAGGACAGCGGTAACCGTTACCAGTGCATGCAGCTGGTGAGCATGGCTGACGGCGAGCCTATGCCCGAGGGCTTTGCATGCGACGAACACCAGACACCAACCGAGTACCAGATCGAACTACATCGGCCCGCCTGCGCCGTCCTGGGGCTCGCATGAGGCATCGACAGGCAGGGGGTGGGTCAGAAGTCTCGGGGCTCGGCCGGCCGGAAACCACCTGGTTCCTCACGCGTAGAAAACCGAGGGCACTTTTTCCCTTTTTTTGCCATGCCTAAACGTACCAAGACCAAACCCCCTGTCGGCCTGACCACCGAGGCACGTGCGCTCTGGCTGGAGACCACTGCCGAATACGACTTCGAGACCGCCGCCGACTTCACACTGCTGCGCCAGTTGTGCGAGACGCTCGACCGGCTTCGACAGATCCAGGCCTCGATCAAGAAAGACGGCCTCACGGTGATCGGCTCCCAAGGCCAGACACGCCTCAACCCACTCCTGCAGGCCGAAGACGCGGCTCGCCGGACCATCCTGGCGCACGTTCGCGCCCTTCGCCTGACTTCAGCACCGGAGATCTGACATGCCTACTTCTGACCGCCGCGCCCGCTCACGCCGTCGTCCTGAGGACACGCCCGTACGCGGTGTCGAACTGCAACGCGCGATGCATGCCGCCAAGGGCGACCCCGAGGCCTGGGCAGCACTGCGGCCACGTGCCATTCGTGGCTTGACAGCGAAAGGCATCAACGCCGAAAAGGCCGGCAGGATGTTCGACGCCTACGGCCGCAAGCCTCACTTCATGCCCAGTTTGCCCCCGACCGGCTACCGGGGCTCCGACGAATGACAAAGACTCAAGCGGAGAGGAATCGTCGCGATGGCTGGCACCCCGGGTCCAAGGCGCATCCATTGTGGGACGAGCTTGCAGCGGAGGCCAAGCAGAACGGCTGGATCTTGGAGCGCGCGCTCAATCCGTCCGCTGAGCGCACTCGAGGCCGCTTCTATTTCCGCGACTACTTCGCCCAGCGTGTGATCCACGGCGCCGCCTCGCTGAGACACCTGCGCACCTGGCTGATGGCCAGCCCTGAGCAGCGACTGCGCACCACCACCCAACAACACGAGACCACTGAATGAACGTCCTACTGTCCGACCTGATTGGCGCCGCCGGTCCTTTCGTGGCTCATGCCCTGAACGAAATGCCTCTATCGGTACGCAAGAAGATCGTTGACGCGCACGCCGATGGCGGCTGGTGCGAGCTGCGCATCGGCCTGATGAACGAGGCCGCATCGGTTCGGCTGGTGCTGGTCAACGTCGACGGCTCAGCCACCGAGGTCTGCAAGGTCGACCACACGCCCTGAAACCTCATGCGCAAAAAGCTCGACATTGCATTAAAAGCGTGATAACGTCCGACTCGCGTTGTTGATCGAAGCTGTCTGATGTGCCAGCGCTTCGGAGCCAAGTCAGGGCCAGCCCTGATCTTCGATCCACATGCAAGTGCAAGCAGCACGGCAAAGGCCTTGGATTAGGCCGGCGCGGTGACTGCGAAGCCTGATCTCCGCTCTGCCACCTGGATTGGTTGCATCGAGCAGTGTTCTTGGCGCGCTTCGTCGGGCATCCCTTGGGTGCTTAGTCGGTGCGCGCGTCGCACCAGCGATTTAAGGAACATGAAGATCATGAAAACAACTCTCTTGACTGCTGCTGCAGTCGCTGCCTCTTTCGGTTTCCGTCCCGAATACGTGTTCAACGGCATGGCGCCTCAGGCCCGTGGCGATGAAGCACTCTCTGCCGAGGACGTCCAGAACCTGAGCCATGAGGCCCTGGAAACTTCCATCGACCAGCACAGCGCGCTGATCGACCGCATCAAGGCCGACGCGTCGGGCCGCGAGCTGACCGCCCGCGAAGAGCGTCGTCTCAGCGAGGCGGAAGAAAGCCTGGCCGTCTTCGAAACCGAGGCCAGCCGCCGCCGCCAACCTGCAGGCCGCAAGTCCAATGTCTTCGTGCGTGACGACGACACCGCCACGCCAGCCCAGGCCTCCGCGCGCCGCTCCTCCGGCGATCGCGTCTTTGCCACGCCGCGCGCTGCTTCGCCGGGCCGCGGTGGCTTCGCATCCACCGGCGAGTTTTTGAACGCCGTCATCATGAGTTCGGCCAAGGGTGCGCAGACCGATCCGCGTCTGGTCTTCAACGCTTCGCCGGCCACCTTCGGCTCGGAAGGCGTCGGCCAAGACGGTGGCTTCGCCGTGCCGCCGGACCTTCGCGCCGCCATCATGCAGAAGGTCATGGGCGAAGACTCCCTGCTCTCGCTGACCGATCAGCAGACCAGCTCGAGCAACACCATCACCTTCCCGGCCGACGAGACCACGCCATGGCAGTCGAGCGGCGGCATCCAAGCCTATTGGGAGGTGGAAGGCGGCCAGAAGCAGCAGTCGAAGCCGCAGCTGACCGAGAAGACGGTGAAGCTGAACAAGGTCATCGCCCTGGTCCCGCTGACCGACGAGCTGCTCGAGGACGCACCGGCCATGGCGGGCTACGTGAACAAGAAGGCGCCGGAGAAGATCAACTTCAAGGTCAACGACGCCATCATCAATGGCACGGGTGTCGGCATGCCGCTGGGCATCCTGCAGTCGCCCGGTACGGTGATCGTGCCGAAGGAATCCGGCCAGGCCGCCGACACGATCCTGTTCGGCAACATCATGAAGCTCTGGAGCGCCGTGACGCCGGCCGCTCGTCGCAATGCGCGATGGCTGCTCAATGCCGACGTTGAGCCGCAGCTGATGACGATGGCCTTCCCTGGCGCCGGCACGGCCGTCCCTGCGTACCTGCCGCCCGGTGGTCTGTCAGCGGCGCCGTACGGCACGCTGATGGGCCGGCCGATCGTCTACTCGGAAGCCATGCCGGCGCTGGGCGATCAGGGTGACATCATCTTCGGCGATCTGTCGAACTACCTCACGGCCGTGAAGTCCGGCGGCATCCGCACCGACGTGTCGATTCACATCTGGTTCGACTACGACATGACGGCATTCCGCTTCGTGCTGCGTGTGGGTGGCCAGCCGTGGTGGAACGCGCCGGTCGCGCCGTACCAGGTCGGTGCCAGCACCCGCGGCTTCTTCGCCGCCCTGGCTGACCGAGCCTGACGGATAGCCGGGCTCTGCAGGGGTCCGGCCTTCACTTCGTGGGCACTGTCGTCGGTGCCTCGTTCCTTCCACACCCCACCCGCCGCACGCGCGGCTGGGGTGTTCTCTTTGAGGAGGCCGCATGGCCGGAGATCTGAAAACACAAATCGAGATCGGCGTCGACGGCAGTGGCGTCACTTCGGGCGTTCAGAACATCGTCAAGAATCTGGACAACCTGGGGAAGAAAGCGGTCGAAGTCGGCAAACAAGCGTCGGGCGGCATCGACGGTATCGGCGCTGGTGCCGGGTCAGCCGCAACCAAGATCGCAGCAGCCGAGCGCAGTCTGGCCGCCTCCATCCAGCGGCAAATTGCCGCGATGGAAGCCGGCTCGAAGTCGGGCGCCGACTACTACCGAGTGCTTGCTGGACAGCGCGGTGTGGACCCTGCTGGCGCACTCGATCCCTTGCTGAAAAAGCTCGACGAGCTGAACGCCAAGCAGAAAGTGGTCGGCGTCTCGGCGGCGCAGACGGCGGCCGCAATGCGCGGCGTGCCGGCGCAGTTCACCGACATCGTGACCAGCCTGCAGGGCGGGCAAGCGCCGCTGACCGTGTTCTTGCAACAGGGCGGCCAGCTGAAGGACATGTTCGGCGGCGCCGGCGCGGCCGCGCGTGCCTTGAGCGGCTACGTGGTCGGCCTGGTGAACCCTCTCACCGTCGCAGCCGCAGCTGCTGCAACGCTCGGCGTGGCCGCGTACAAGGGCGCGCAGGAGCAGACCGCGTACCAGAGGGCTCTGATTCTCAGCGGCAACGTTGCCGGCGTCACGGCCGGCCAGTTGGACGCAATGGCAGCCAGTGCGCGCGGTATCGCTGGCACGCAAGGCCAAGCCGCCGAGGCCCTGGCAGCGCTCGCCGGCTCCGGCCAGGTCGCAGCAGGCAGCATGCAGAAGTTCGCCGCCACCGCCGTGCTGGTGCAGGCCACCGTGGGCACCAGCATCAAGGACACCGTGAAGGCGTTCACCGAGCTGGGCGAAGAGCCACTGAAGGCGACCGAGAAGCTCAACAAGGGAATGAACTATCTGACGCTCGGCATCTACGACCAGATCAAGGCGCTCGAGGATCAAGGACGAAAGACCGAAGCGGCCACCGTCGCACAGAACGCCTACGACACCGCGCAGAACGCCGTTGCGCAGAAGCTGAAAGCCAATCTCGGCTCGGTCGAAACTTTCATGCTGAGCCTGACGACCACGGCGTCCAGGATGTGGGACTCCATCCTGGCCGTGGGCCGCCAGTCGACGCCCGAAGCCCAATTCGGAGCGGCACAGCGCGCAGTGGCGGCACTGCAAGCAGCCTACGATTCCCGCGTGTCGCGCGGCATGGCGACTGGCGACGTGAAGCCGCAACTCGATGCGGCGATCGCTGCACTCGACACGCAGCGCAAGATGGCCGACGCAGCCACGAAGACGGCCGCAGCCGAGGGCGAAGCGGCGCGCATCAGCCGTGACGCGGTAGCCGGCCGCCAGGCGAATGCGAAGTGGGCCGAAGCGGCGCTGACGGCAACCGAGAAGACCAATCGGGCACTCAAGGAATACCGCGACAACAACGCCAAGATCATCGCGGGCGGCGGCGAGATAAAGGCGAGCACGATTGCCGCAGAGGAAGCGGCTATCCGCAAGGCTAATGCTGGTCCGAAGGCAGCGGCCGTGAAGGTGTTCCAAGAGGACGCCGGCACGAAGTACGTCGACCAGCTGCGCGAGCAGACCTCGGCCCTTTACCTGCAGCTCAGCGTCGGCGAGAAACTGACCGGCGCGGCCAAGGAGCTGGCCGAGTTCGAGCAGAAGATTGCCGACCTGAAGGGAAAAACCCAGCTCACCGCGGCGCAGAAGAGCCTCCAGGCCCGGCAAGAAGACATCCGCGCCGGCCTGCAGGAGAAGAGCCTGGCCGAGAAGCTGGTGCAGATCGAGGAGGACGGCGCAAAGAAGAAACTGAAGGCCGCGCAGGACTTGTTGGGCTTCCAGGACCGGGCAGCGCAGCTTGCCGAGCAGATCGCCAATGCTCAAGAAGGACGCCGCGAAGGCTACGCGCGCACGCTCGGCGGCTTCGGTCAGTCCGACTCGGACCGCCAATGCATCGAGGCAACGAATCAACTCTACCGCGAAGCCGAGCGATACCAGGCGCAGCTGACGAAATCGACGCCCAAGGATCTGCTGGGGTCTGAGGAATACATCCGCCAGATGATGGCCATCAAGGGGACGCTCGACACGTCGCTGTCCGACCACGACGCGTATTACAAGCGCCTCAAGGAACTGCAAGGCGACTGGAGCCTAGGCGCGAGCAGTGCTCTGGCCAACTACCGCGACGAAGCTGCGAACGTGTACCGACAAGTCGAGCAGGTTGGCGGCAGTGCGCTGCGCGGGTTGGAGGATTACTTCGTGAGCTTGGCAACCACCGGCAAGGCGTCGTTCAAGGGCTTGGCCAACGCTGTGATTGCCGACATCGCGCGCATGCAGGCCAAGATGGCTGTCTCTAAGATCGCTAGCCTGCTTGGCGGGGCTCTCACGACCTATCGCTACAGCGGCAGCTCAAGCGACAGTTCAGCGCCGAACTATGAGAACTCGATGGATCGCGGCGTGCAATGGGCGCGTGGCGGCGCCTTCGATCGCGGCGTCAATTTCTTCGCTAAGGGTGACGTCTTCGACCGCGCGACAGCGTTTGGCATGGCTGGCGGGCGTCTCGGCGTCATGGGTGAGGCTGGGCCCGAAGCCATCATGCCGCTCAAGCGGGGCTCAGACGGCAAGCTGGGCGTTGCAGGCGGCGCCGGAGGTGGTGGGCCTGCGCAAGTCACCATCGTGAACAACGGTGCTCCCGCAACCGCCCAAGTGCAGCAAAGCCGCACTGCGGACGGTGGCCTGAAATTGGACGTCATCCTGAACGCCTTGGACGATGCTCTGGGTGACCGGATCGGCTCAGGACAAGGCTCGACCGCGCGGGCGATGGAAGGCCGCTACGGGTTAAGGACGTCGGTGGGCTGATCAATTATAACGTATTGAAGCTGCCCCGTTTTGATAAGCGATTGATTGTCCAATTGCGGAAGGCCTTGAAAGTCGAAATGGTCACTTCATCAATAAAAACTCTATTTAAATATCGGCTTTAGATAGCATTCCAATCATTATCACTACTGCATACTTAATTAAAAATCTGCAGGGCGCGAAGCATAATTTTTCAGCATGTTTTCGATATGAGAAACGAGAGTTTGAATTCTGTCAGTTGTTTCGTCTTGCAGTTGAGAAATTTCTAGAAAACCATCTTCCACTTTGTGCAAAAATTTCAGTGCATGTATAGCTTTTGCAGCACCGTTAGCTTTCGCCCATTTTGCATTTCCCTTTTCGATTTGTTGATCAGGTTTTCCGAGGACAACATTTTTATAGTCAAATGTAGAAAAAATGTCCTCGATGCCTTCACAATCTTTTATTTTGTACATCCGAGATCTGGACCACTCCTCGTCGTCCAAAAACATATCTCTTTTGAGTTTATTGAAAACCGACCTACCACTAGCTTCATCATCTACAACTATTACAAAATCTAGTCCCCAGCCCAATAGCAAATTTGCAAAAACGGGTACATTCGAAGTTCCCGTGGCCGGTAGAAAGTTAACCTCTTGTTCGCAACCTGTTAATTTCCAAAACGCTTTTAGATAATAAAGGCAACTAAGTTCTTCTAACAAAACGTTATTATTCTTCTTTATAGTATTTTGGCGAGAAAAATTGGCGCCCATGGCTGAAAAAATTGGGCTAAGTGTGTCTGTTGAAGCAGCTCCCAAAGCATGCGAGCCAATTACCTTCGTTGGATGCAGATCATCATTGAAATCTCTTTCCACAGCAATAACTCGATGTAATGCTTTTTCTTCTAGTAGATGTGGAATATGAGTGGAATATATAATTCCAATTTTATACTTTATTTTCTCTAAAAAAGACAATACATCTTTTTGAGCTTTTTCATGGAGATTGGCGCCTGGCTCGTCAATTAGATAGAATTTTGCATTGTTCGAATGCTCCGAAGCACTCATTTGCAGAAAAAAAGAGATGAACCAACGTGTCCCTTGACTCCGCTGCGCCGGGTAGAGTGGGCCAGCATTGTCCACAATGAAAAATTCTAGAAATGGACGACCAGGTTTTTCGTGGGAATAATCGTGCTGACTAATCACACATTCAATTTGCATTGAAGAGGTCTTGCCAAGCGTTTGACTCCAAAACTTTAAGAATCCTTCAGAGATCTTACGGTTTGCTGCTTTCAGGATTGCAGCTCGACCAATAGATCCACTCCCAACTAACGCTTTCAAATTAATGTTCGCCGCTGAGAGAAAATTTCTTGCTGCAGCCGAGCCTGGAGTTTGAGCTAATGTAAAATTTTCTTCGATATCAATTTTGTTTGGAAGCAGGCCTGCGGACTCCCTGAACAAAGTCATTCTCGGTGCAATTGCGAACAGTGCTACTTGAAACTCGGTGACGCTATCAGTCAACAGCGCGAGTTGCACTTCCCTGTTTATAGAGTTTTTCGCGGAAGCAAGGACTGAAGCAGCTTCATTTTCCGAATAAGATTTTTCAACAGCAATCACAAAAGAGTCATTTTTGCGATTCTGCGGATTCTCTAGATAGTCGCTTAGTATGGATTCAAAATCTGGTTTTTCAAAGTGATACGTGGTATCAAGGTTTGCTTGATCTTCTTCCGCTCTTGCATTCTCAAATCGCCATTCCGTAATGCCATTTAGACGTTTCATTTCAGCAATTAACGCATTTCGCATATCTTTCGATTTGATTTGCTGGGCAGCAGTGGTCCACTCTTGCTCTGAGAATTGAGAACGAACAGAGACGGTGGGGAATTCTTCGCCGTGCCTTACATCTTCCATATTCATGGAATGTTGTGAAAAAGTTGCAGCAAGTGCTGAAAGAATTGCAGTTTTCCCTGATTCGTTTTGGCCAACGAGAACAGTCAAATTGTCGTTTGAACAATTAATCCAACCAGTGTCGACGATCGATCTGAATCTCTCAATTCTGAAGGCCAGTAACTGCATTGCATCTCCATTAATTTTTTAGGCATGAAGCACATCAGGCTTTGGGCGCGGGCTTCGCTTCTCCAAGCGCTTTTAAATTCCGCTGTTCTATACCTTTCAGCTTCTCTGGTGGAAGAGCTTGGTAAATCGCGCGCAACTTTGCCGGCTTGGTGATCATCTCGTCAACAATGAAATTGACAATTGAAAGAAGATCTGCAGCGGTTGCCCTGTCATCTTTTAGGTTCATCGTGCCCGGATGAACGGCCTCGTTGCCAATCACGCGAACAGCGTCAAGTGCCTGCTGAATTTCAAATGCAAGGCCCTTGCTTACCATTGATGCAATGTCATCGTCAATGTTTTTGCCCTTTTCCCCAAGATAGCGGCAAAGTTTCTGAACGCAAAGCCTTAAAAGGGCTGCAGCACCGCGGGGCGAACGATCAAGAATGGCGCGAGCTTCCTCGAAATCGACTTGTATTTCGGACGGTAGGTCTGGATGTGGCCTCTCACCTATCGAGGCCTTTGGATAGACCATTTCGCTGTGAACCCATATGGCAACATCGCCACATACGTAGCATTTCGACGAGTGCAGGTTTTCAAGGGTGAAGTCAGGGTGCTTGCCTTCTTCAGTCAACTTATCAACGAATGGTTTTCGCTGGGCTAAGCGTTCTATCGTCTTTAACAACTTTTGCAAACTATTTTTGGTAGCTGGATCGAGTTCTTTCTCGACGTACTTTCGCACATCATCGACGTCATATTGGGGTGGCAAGGGATCGTCGCGTGAAAGCCACCGGCCGTGATAATCGGCCCAAGTTTGGCTCGTGTACGCTCCGCAAAAAGGACAGGAAAAGGCCTTTTCAGTAATCGACGGCGACCTACCTGAGACGGGGTGATTTTCCATGGTGGGTCCAATGGTGGGTAGAGATGCAGCACGGGATTCCAAGGCCCATGGATTCTAGCAATCCGGCGGAGAGTGTGAGATTCGAACTCACGGACGCTTTCACGTCGGCAGTTTTCAAGACTGCTGGTTTAAACCACTCACCCAACTCTCCCATGCTGTCTCCGGAGTGGCGAAGGCAGCGCGCGATTTTAACGTGGCTCAGTCGTCGGCCAGGAAGAGCGTCT